CGTCGCGGCTCTGACGCTCAATCAGGGCGATGCGGTTGTCTATGACAATTCGTTCAAGGCGATTCGTGCGGCGACGGGCGCCGGCGCGCATCCTTTCGGCGCGAATCTCGGGACGGCATTCTTTGGCGGCACGAAGGCGACGCAGGCCAGCCAGCCCGATCCGGGCAACGTCTGGTCATATACGTTCGTCCCTGGCATGTATGCCATGTGGGTGCAGCGCGCAGGCATTTCGCTTCTTAACTGCGCGACGATCAACGCGCAGACGAAGCCGATCAACACCACGGCGGTCGCTGGCCAGCTTAATCAGCCGACGACGCCGCTCGCGGGTTCGATGGGCATCGCGAATGTTTTCACCTGCGAATTGTCATGGACCTTCACCGGCACGACGGTTAGCGGCTCGGGCACGATCACGGCCGTTTCGCAGAATCGCGGCCTTGTCATCGGGCAGCAGCTTTCGGGCACCGGCATTGCGACGGGCGCAATCATCACCGATATCCAGGGCTCGACCGTCTATATGAATTTGCTCGCGACGGCTTCGGGAACGGTGACGATCACGTCAACGAACGGCGTCGGTCTGGCGACCACGACGAACGGCTCGCCGAACTTGACGAACGTGACCTCGATCGCCGGCATGTATCCAAACCAGACGATCGCCGGAACGGGCATCCCCGGCTCGACGACCATTCTGCAAATCATCGGCAATTCGGCGCCCTACACGATCGTTATGAGCGCCAATGCGACGGCGACGGCCAACAATATCGCCTTGACGACTTCGATTTACGTCGAGGCCTTCCTTAATTGGCCGTCGGTCGCGGTCCAGAACTAACGCGGCGGGGAACGGCTTCTCTCCCTTTCGCGTTTGCAAGCAGGCCCCAGGACGCAAGCCCTGGGGCCACGCCTTATCCTCCCTTGCTTGCCTCGAAAGGCCGCCCCATGTCCTATTTGTCAGACCTATTCGCGCAGGACGATGCGCGCTTTCACCATTTAGACAACGCGACCAAGCTTCTGTTTCTGCACCTTGAAAGCCGCATCGGCGGCCGGGATGGCCAGAGTCCTGTTTCACGTGAAATAGCCCCGAGCGGTCCCGTCGTCATCAAGCCGACGGTCGGCCGCGTTGTGCTGTTTCACCCGCACGACGATCGCAGCGCGACGTTTGCGGCGCTCGTGGCGTTCGTGCATTCCGATTCCATGGTCAATCTCATGGTCTCGAATCAGAACGGCGTGCCGTTCGCGGTGACCTCCGTTAAGCTTGTGCAGGACGGCGAGACGCCCCCCGAAAGCGGGGCCTATTGCGAGTGGATGGCTTACCAGAAGTCGGTTGCATCGGGAGGCGCGCAGCCGGCTCTACACGCCCAGCCGATCGCCCAAAGCGCGGAATGGGCTGCGAGCGACCCCGACGTGCAGCGTGCGGCCTCCAATCAGCAAGACGCGGGGGAAGGCTCTCTTGCGGACATTGACCGCGACCCGGCGAGCGACCACAATAACGAGTGACCGGGGGCGCTTCGGCGCCCCTTTTCCTTTTCCCCCGCGAGGAGCGCGCCTGTGAGCGATGTTTTTTCAGCCTTCGAAACCCAAAATCTCGGCCTCAACGACGTGTTCGCCACGGTCGGCAATAACGGCGTCGACTATGCCGCGATGAACAAGGGCATTACGGCGGTTTTCTTCATGCAAACGTCGGTCGATCAGCGCGCGACCGATGCAGCCGGCACGCTGCGCACGCGCGACGACGAAATGGTCATGCTGCGCACCACCGGAGACCATAACAGCGCGCCTGTTCATCCTGTGACGGACGCCCTGCGCGAGCGCTTCCACGAGGCTTACAAGCGCTGGAAAGAGACCAAGAAAAACGACCATATCGACGGGACGCCGCTTTCCCATTGGCCGATGATTTCGGCCGGATTTTGCATGGAATTGAAGGCGCTCAATATTCTGTCGGTCGAGCACTTGGCCGAATGCCCCGATTCGACCCTCCATCGCATTCTCGACGGCAATCAATGGCGCGAGCGCGCGAAGGCATGGCTCGGGGCCTCGAAAGACGCGGGGATTGCCGCGAGCATCGCCGCGCAAAACGATCGCCTCAAGGAATCGAACGAGGATTTGCAGCGCCAGATTCGCGAGCTTGGCGCGCGCCTCGATGCGCAGTCGTCATCCGCAGACGCGCCGAAGCGCGGCCCTGGGCGCCCGGCGCATCCCAAAGAACAGGCCGCCTGAGCGGGCGCCTATGAGGTCGCGTCATGAGCCTTTTGAGCATCGTCAACGCGTTCCGCCTCCGCAAAAACATGGGGACGGTCGCGACCGTTTTCGGCAACACTGCCGATTCCGGCGTCGCTCAAATGCAGGCGCTCTTGCAAGATGTCGGGGACGAAGTCGCGGAAAGCGATTTCTGGCAACCCCTCGACGTTCCCGCGTCGATCGGCCCCGGCGATGGCGTGACGACGATTTGGCCGTTCCCGATTGGAGCGGCCGACACACCGGCCAGTGATTTCGCCGGCATGTCGCCGGGCCTGCAAATGCAATCGACCGCGTTCCCTTTGCAGCCCATCGTTCGGGTGACCGACGAAGAATTGGCGGCCCTCAAGGCCTTCCCGGTCGGCCCAATTCGCCCGGTCTGGCATATCATCGGCAACACTTTCGAGGTCTGGCCCGCCCTCTCGCTCGGCGAGACGTTGACCTATAATTATTATTCGCCGCGCTGGATTCAGACCGCGGCGGGCGTTCATCGGCTCTACTGGTCGGCCGATACCGATATTTCGCTGATTGATGAAAAAGTCATGACGCGCGGACTCGAATATCGCTGGCTTGAGGCCAAAGGCCTTTCCTACGGGGCGGCGAAAGAGCGGTTCGAGCGCTCGTTCATGCGCGCCGACGGGCGGCAGGATACCTATCGGGAAGTGAATATGAGCCAAGTCCCGCTCGGCGGCCCGAGCGTATGGCCGGGGATTCTGCCGATCTATACGACCTTGACAGGCGATGAATGAGCCGGCGCCGCAAGCAGCAAATGGAGGATGCGGGCGCGCAGGTCTCCGAGGTTTTCAATATGCCGGCCCCGACCTCGGGTTGGTATGTCGGCGATAACCAGGCGCAGCCTCCCCCCAAAACCGCAATCGTTTTCGACAACGCATTTCCCCAACTTGACTACGTTCGCGTGCGGGGAGGCTCGCAATTGTGGGCGAGCGGGATGGGATCCTTCGCCGTCTCGTCCATCATGCCTTGGGTAAGCGGGGTCAATTCGAAGTTTTTCGCCGTCTGCAACAAAGAGATTTACGATATTTCGAGCGCGGGCGCCGTTGGGGCGCCGAAGGTCACCGGCCTCAACAGCAGCTTTCTGCAATATGTGCAGTTTGCCGGGTTTGGGGGGAGCTATCTGGTCGCCGTCGACGGGGTCGATCCTGTTCAAATCTTCGACGGGACCGGATGGAATCGCACCTTCGTCCTTTCCGGGACGCTCAATGCGACGACGACGATTCTCATGGCGTCGACCGCGAATCTGCAAGTCGGAATGGCGCTTTCGGGCACGAACATTCCCGCGGGCGCGACGATCGTCAGCATCAATCCGAACACGAGCATCGTCATCAGCATCGCGGCGACGGGCTCCGGGGCGGAATCGCTCACTTTTTATCAGAATGCGCCGATTACCGGATATTCCGGGGTCGGATTTTCCGCCGTCGCGCAATATCGCGGGCATTTGTATTTCGCCGACGGCCAAACCTTGAATTGCTATTATCTCGGCCTCGCCGCGATCGGCGGCCCGGCGACGCTCTTTCCCCTCGCGCCATTTTGCCTCAAGGGAGGATATCTCATTGCGATGGCCCAATGGGCCGTGAATTCCGGCGTCGGGCAATATCTCGGCTTTGTGTTCATCACGTCCGAAGGCGAGGTTCTTCTCTACAACGGCGCGAGCCCCGCCGATACAAGCTGGACGCTGGTCGGCCAATATACCATCGCGCGACCGCTCGGCCCGCGTTGCACCATGCCCGCGGGCGGCGACCTCCTCATTATGACCGAGGACGGCATTGTCCCGATGTCGAAGGTCATGACCCTCGACCAAGTCGCCCTCGAAAACATCGCCGTGACGAAGCCGATTGCGCCCGCCTGGCGTGATGCTGTCATTGCCCGGGCCGGTATCTCGGGCTGGCAAATCGTGCCGTGGCCCCTGCAATCGATGGCGATCATCAATCTGCCGAAGGAAAATGCCTCGGATTTCACGCAATTCGTCGCCAATTCCCGCACCGGCGCCTGGGCGCGCTATCTCGGATGGGACGCCAATTGCTTCGGCATTTTCAACGACAATATGTTTTACGGGGATTCGGCTGGCAACGTCTGGCAGGGCGAGACGGGAGGCTGCGACGCCGGCCTAAATAATTACACCACCACCATCATGATGGCGTTCTCCTATCTCGGGCGCCCAGCCTCGCAAAAGCAGGTTGTGTTGGTGAAGCCCTATTTTCTCGCCGCGCAACCTGTCACGCCGCAAATCATGATCAACGTCGAATTCAACACCACGATTCCGGCTGGCCCGAACCCCTCGACGGCGCTTGCCGGCGCGCTTTGGGACGTGGCGAAGTGGGATCAAGCCGTCTGGTCTGGCGCGCTCGTCCCCTATTCGACATGGCAGGACGCGCAGGGCGAAGGCGTCGCGATCGGGGTTGTTTTCCAGTTGACGACGAATTTGGGAACGACGCTGCCCGATCAGCGGATTTCTGCCTTCGACGTGATGTTCCAAGAGGGGAACGTGCTCGGGTGAAGAATCGCCTGCCGGATTTGAACCGGCGCGAGGGTTGCACCCCTCCCGAGATATTAACGGGTAGCGACCCCGTCATAGCGCTCGGCTCCGACAAGCGGCGGGCTACCATGCTGCCCCAAAGCGATCGAAGGATTTCATATATCAATGTTCTCCGTTTCGCAAGACAATGCGCGCGCGGCCCGCGCGATCGGCGTCCCTCTTGGCCTCGTTTTTTCTGAGCCATTCGTCGGCCTTGTCGTCCTCGACGGCGAAGAATTGGCCGGCGCGCTGGTTTTCAACAACTTCGATCGGATCAACGTCGATTTATCGTGCACAGTGTTGAAGCCATGGCCGATGTGGGCTATGCGGAATATCGCGAACTATGTGTTTGGCAAGCTCGCCGTTGCGCGGGTGACGTGCGTAACCCCAATTTCTAATGATCGGGCGATCAGAAGCCTTCTGAAACTCGGCTTTGAGCCCGAGGGCGTCATGAAAGATCGCTTTCCCCGAGAGGACGGCATCATTCTAGGCCTCCTCGCCTCAAGGCAGAAAATCTTGAGGCTTTCGAATGATCAGCCAGCCGAGCCCTCCCGACCCGTATCAGACCGCCCAGGCGCAAACGCAATCGAACGAGCAGACGGCCGATTATCAGAGCCAGCTTAACGACGTTTCGCAGATCACGCCTTACGGCAACATTACCTACAATCAGACCGGGACGAGTTCGAGCGGCGCGCCGGAAGAAACAGCGACGACGACGCTTGCGCCAGACGAACAAGCTCTTTCCGATAAAACGATCGCGAATGCGACGGGAAGCGCAAATCTCGCCGGTCAGCTCGAAAACACGGCCTCCTCGACTCTCTCGAATCCTCTCGACCTTTCCTATTCGGCGTTGCAAGGGCAACTCGACAAGGAAAACGAATTCACGATGGATCCCCAATGGGCGCGCAACGATGCGCAGACCCAGCAGACCGCCTACGACCAAGGTCTCGCGCCGGGGAGCGCCGGCTATACCACGGCAATTTCGAACGAGGGACTTCTAAAGGACAACGCCTATGCGTCCGCTTTCGGGCAGGACGCATCGCAGGCTCAATCCGCGCTTACGTCAGAATATAACGAACCTCTCAACGCCCTTTCTTCGCTCGAAACGGGAAGCCAAGTTTCTCAGCCCGGCGTTGGCACGCTGGCGCCGACCTCCCAAACCGGCGTCGCGCCGACGAATGTCGCGGGCATCGTCGAGCAGAATTATCAACAACAGGTCGCGCAAAGCAACGCGGCAATGGGGGGGCTATTCGGCCTCGGGAGTTCCGGCATTGGATTGTTGGGAGCGCTCGCATGAGTCTGCTCGATTTCAATCTTCCCGCCAGCGACCCCAGCAATCCCAATTCCACGTTGCTCATGCCGGCACAGATCGCGCGCCAGCAGGCCATTGCGGACGCTCTTTCGAAATCCGGTTCGGATACGTCGCCGATCGCGAGCCCTTGGCAGGGCGCCGCCCGAATCGCGCAGGCGCTTAGTGCCGCGCTGATTAATCGGCAAGCGAACCAACAATTGAATTTGGGGCGCGCGAACAATGACGCGTTGGAAGGCGCAGCTTTTGGCCTTGATCCGGGGGCGCAGGCCATTCCGGCGACGCCGGGCCGCTCGACGCCCGCGCTCCAAAACTCCGACGCTGCGGTTGACGCGCAGGGCGACGCCGCAGCCGGATTGAGCGGCGCGCCTGCAATCGCCGCAGCGCTGGGTGGCGCGCAGCCTGGGGCCTCTCCCGGCTCGGGAGGGGGAGCTTCGGCGGTCGCCAATGCGCTCGCGCCGGCCGGCGCTGGCGGCTCAGACCCGATGGCGCCGTTTCGCGCCGCGATTGCCGGGAACGAGAGCGGCGGCAATTATTCCGCGCTCGGCCCCGTTGTGGCGAGCGGTCCCTATGCCGGCCAGCGGGCTCTCGGCAAATATGGCGTCATGCCTGGAAATCTCCCGCAATGGTCGCAGGCGGCAGTCGGTCGACCTGTTTCGCGAGAAGAATTCTTGGCCAGCCGGGAATTGCAGGACGCGGTTTTCAATCATCAATTCGGCTCGCTTTTGCAGACCAATTCGCCCCAGGACGCGGCGAGCATTTGGCTAACTGGCAAGCCTCTTGCGGAGGGCGGCGCGACCGCGGCCGATCAACTCGGCACGACAGGCCAAGCCTATGCCGACAAATTCACGTCGCAATTGTCGCCGGCCGCCGCCGCGATCAACGCCGCAGCGCCCGCGCCTGGCCAGCCCGCGCCGTCTGGTGCTGGCGGTCCCATGGCGCATGCCGCCGATGGGACGCCGGTTGCCACGAATGCTCAAGGCTATGCGATCGACCCTTCTACCGGCCAACCCACGCAGAGCGCGCCCGCGCCCGGGCCGCAAGGTGGCGCTTACGCCGACGCTGGCGCAGTCGCTTGGAAGGATCCCACGACTGGCCAAGTCATCACGGCGCCGAAGGGAACGCCGATTCCGCCAAACGCGCTTCCGCCCGCTGGCGTGACGCCGGCCCCCGGCGCAATGATGGCGTCGGCTCAAGCGGCGCCGGGCGCGGGGGGCGCGCAGCCTGCGCCGCCTTCTCCCCAGGCCATTGCTCAACTTGCATCCGCCATGGGCGCGCAGCCCCAGGCGCAACCTCCCGCTGGCGTAGTCGCGGGGGCTTCCGCGCCGGCTGGGCCGCAGCCGGGCGGCGCCGTGTCCGCGCCCCCGGCTGCTTCGGCCCCGCAAACCCCTGGCAATCGTCAGCAATTGTTGGCGCTCCTCGCAGACCCCTATACGCCCCCGGCGCTCGCTCAACTCGCCGAGGCCCAGCTTTCGGCGCAACTGCCGACGCCCCCGACTTTCGGCGTTATCGGCAAAGACGCCGCCGGCAACGAACAATACGGTTGGATCAGCCCGAAAACTCAGACCGTGACGCCGGTCGGCGCAGGGTCGGCGATTGGGGGCCCGGCGCTTGCGCCTGCGCCCGGCGTTCCGGGCACTCCCGCGGCGTCGAGCGCTCCCGCCGTGCCTGTCTTGCCAGGCGGCCCTCCCGCCGCTGGCGCGCCGGCGCCGGGCGCTTCCGTCGCCCCCCTTCCGCCCAATCCGACGGGCCAGACCAATGCGGCGCCTCCGCAGACCGTCGCCGGCTCGGTCGATATGGCGGCTGCTAATGGTATGACGCCGCAAGGCCAAACCTATCTCAACGGCCTTGAGCAATCGGGCGGTGCGAATTCTGTCGTCGCGCGATCGGCGCGCGCGATCATCAATGGCCAAGCGCCGCTTCCCGAGGCGAACGCCGCGACGAAGCCCATCGATGTCGCCATTCGGGACGCCGTGTTCAAAGCGGCGCCGGAATTCAATTCGTCGGTCGCTTCCGCGCGCGCCGATATGGTCAAGCAATTCGGCGACAAGACTTCGCCGACCTCGGCGGGCGGCATGATCCTGTCGGCAAACACGGCCCTCCACCATTTGAACGGCCTCGCCGACAGCGCGGACGCGCTCGGCAACACCGGCTATCCGATCGTGAACGCCGTGAAAAACGAGGGCCGCGAATTGGCCGTCGGCAACCCCGCGTTGCAGGCCTATCAGTTCAACAAAAACGCCCTTTCCGACGAAATAGCCAAGATTTACAAAGGCGGCACGCCGGCCGAAGGCGAAATCAAGGCGATGGTCTCGAACCTGTCTCCGAACATGACCCCGGACGAGCAGAAAGCCGTTTTCTCGAAAGTCTCGACCCTCCTGCAAGGCAAAACCGACGAATTGCAGCGCCAGTGGCAGACCGCTTTCGGCGCGAATTCATCCTATCCGGTCATAGGACCGGAAGGGCAGAAGGTCATTCAGCGGTTTGCGGCTCCGGCGCCTGGGGCTGCTTCGGCCGCGCCCGCACCCGGCGCCATTCCATCTATTTCGAGCCCGTCGGACCCCGCCTATGCTGCGCTCCCGGCTGGCGCGCAATATAAGCGGCCCGACGGCTCGGTTTGGACGAAGAAATAATGGCCGACGCCTGGGACAATGACGCGCCTGCAACGCCGACGGCTCCCGCGCAGCCGGGGACCGCTGCGCCCGCATGGTCGCCGACCGATGTTGCCGCCGAGCAGCCCTATTCCGGCTCAATCCTGCCGTTTTCGCGCGATGCAAGCGGAAACGTCAGTTTTGATCCGAGCGCTGGAATTCTGGCGCCGTTTTACAAAGGGACGAAGCTCACTCAGGACGTTGCGGAGGGCCGCGTTGACCCGACAAGCCCGGCCGGCGTTGCGGCCTCTACGGGGGTCGCCGCCGCGCTCGGGCTGTCCGCCGCGCCCGGCATTGGCGCGGGCGAAGGCATCTTGGCCGCGCCAGCGTTCAAAGACGCCCCCTTTGTGCCGCCCTCGACGGAAGCGCTTCAAAGCGCGGCGAGCGCCGGCTATAAGTCCCTTCCCGCGATGGGAGTGGATTACGCTCCGTCTCATGTTGCGGATTTGGCGGCCCAGGTTCAAGCTGATCCGAGTTTCCCCATTCAGGAAATTGCGCCCCAAACGCATGCGATCCTGAATAAATTACAGGCTGTTCCCCCCGATGGCTCAAACCCTTCCGTCCCTCTTACGTCGCTCGAATCCGCCCGCCAAATGCTCGGGCAGATCGCCCACGATTATTCCCCAGGCCAAGGCCAAGACAGTCATGCGGCTGGGGTCGCGCAAAAGGCCATTGACGGATTTGTGGCAAAGCCTCCTGACGGCGCTGTTTTATCTGG